CGGAAAAAAAAATAAAAAAAAAAAAATTATGAAAAAAAAAAATATTTTTTTTTGAAAATGGACAAAAATAAATGTCCATTTTTGAAAAACAACATGAAGTTTTTACACGTTTTTTTGTTTTTTTTTATCTACTACTAATTATAAATATATATTATCTATTCTAATTTCAATTTTACATTGGTTATGTGTTGCATACTAATAAAATAATATAAAACTAACATATATAATATTTTAATGAGTATATCCTCGGTAGATATCTGTGTAGGGTTGTCTTGGGGAGATGAAGGAAAAGGAAAAATAGTGTCTCATTTAAGCAGTGAAGGAGATTATGATTTTGTGTGTCGATGGTCTGGTGGAAACAACGCAGGGCACACAGTATTTGTAAATGAAAAATCATATTCGACTCATTTGATACCGTCAGGTATATTTTACGGAATAAAATCTATTATAGGGCCCGGATGTGTAATACATATTAATTCGTTTATGCAGGAGATTAGATATTTGCAGGAAAATAATTTTGATACAAGTTTGATTAAGATTTCACCAAAAGCGCATGTAGTGTTAGATAAACATATTGCTGATGATATTCAACATTATAGTGAAAGTATTGGAACAACAAATAAAGGCATAGGGCCGTGTTATACAAATAAATACCAACGCACAGGAATCCGCTTGATTGATTATATAAATGGATTAGGACAAAACCCGTCATTGCGCGATGAAACGTTGTTGCAATTCGTATGGGATGAAGAATTATATGGAAAAATTTTATGCGAAGGGGCACAGGGGTTTTGGTTGGATATAGATTATGGGAATTATCCGTATGTAACGAGCAGTTCTACATTACCGTACGGAGCTTGTAGCTTAGGGTTTTCTCCTAAGAAAATAAATAAAATTTTCGGGGCTGCAAAAATATATGATACTCGCGTAGGAATTGATCCTGAATTTCCAGAAACATTATTAGATGTCGAAGAATTACAACAAATAGGAGAAGAAGGTCGCGAATACGGAACAACTACGGGTAGAAAACGAATAGTCAATTATTTGAATGTAGATAAATTAATAAAAGCGATAAATATATCTGGAACAACGGATTTAATTATTTCGAAGGTAGATGTATTAGAAAATGTAGGGGTGTATAAATATCTATATAAACACACACTGAATACGGTATCATCAATGGATATAATGAAACAAGAATTAACCGATATATTTTTAGCTGAATCCATTGATTTACATCAGATTCTATATTCAAACAATCCGTATCATATCTAACTTATCGGCGTAAAAATAGATATTGCAAATAATAAAAATGCACTGAATACGTAATAAAATATAAGTGAATAATTTCATCCAAATAATTGCTTGAACACCATATACAATAGGCGGCTAAACAAACCAAGCATAATGGAAATAAATAAAAAACAATAGCATCTCTGTAATAAACCAATACATAAATATGAGAAAATATATTAGACAATACAACAATATGCAAATAGGATTGTAATCTATCCATTTACATAAAATCCGAATAAAAAAAGCAAAAATTAACGGTATTACATTCATTAGTTAGTATACATAACTAATGAAGTTAGGCAGGAGAAATTCTCTTGGTAGGGATCTTAATATCTACCAAATAGATTGAGTTTTCGGTTTGAATAATATATTCCTCTCCAATCTTAAAAATCTTTGTTACAGGACTGGTGTATTCCTCATCACTCTTAACAAGAAGTTTTTCATTGTTGTCCTTTACTCCGATGGATACAGTTTTATCAATGGAATGAGTCCAATAGTCCATCATAATAGGTTTATCTTCAACAACCGCGATTTTTGCAGCGTGGTATAGTGTGGTTTGTGTAGGAAGTCTATATCCGGTTTCATTCGTTTTATTATCAGCAGAAGATTCGCTCATTTTAATATTGATAATGTTAAATACACTTTAAATAGTAGTTTGTATTATAATTAAATTAGAATTATTGCTAAAGTACATTAACTATCACACAATGGACGAATCACAATAAAAATGGTACAATATATTAATGATACGAAGTAAAATAATTGAAATTATAAGTGAAATATTAAATGATTTTTTTGCAAAGACTTCGAGTTCTCAAGTTCATAGTAATCGATTACGGTCTATTATACTATTGGGTGTTCATACATTGATTCGAGTATTTGAATATAGTTTGTTTCAAACAAAGTCGTTAGAGAACTCTTATATATATGTAAAAAAGGGGGAATCCTATTTTTTGGAATATTTAGAACAAATTACAAATTCAGAATATATGGAAACAATGAATTTAAGCGACATGGAGTTATTTATTTACAAAAAAACAATAGTTAATCTTAATCATAATAACGATGAAACCATGTTGAATAATATGATGACTTTATCAGACAGTTCTATGTCGTTTGAAGACTCGGAATTAACAAATGTGTTCAAAGAAATTCGAAAATGTGTGAAAATACTATTTTATTGGGATAACAACAACATTTCAATAACACATATAAAAGAGCTTAATCAGAAATATTTTGCAATTTTATTAGATTTTTCAAATAACCAGGAGATATGTTTTGTATTACAACATATTCAACAACACATAGACTATAGTTATGTAGATTATAAAGTCTTAATAAAAGAAATAATTGATATTAACAAAAAAAAGAAGATGAAGACCATAACAAACGAAGAACTTATTCAGCGTTTTTATTGTGATAAGGAAATATTAATAGAAAATAATAAAAAATTGAGTATAAAACAATTTGTGAAATGGTTAGTTGTCTAATTATACGCCGCTAATAATATGCTGTTTGTAATAATCCATAGACACATTAATCAGTTTTTTACGAATTTTTTCCTTTTTTACTTTTTGGATCGGCTCATCGGTAACAATCATAATATCTTTGTATTCACACAATAAAATTTGTTTAATAAACGCATAGACACATCTGAGAATTGTTTCAGTACAATTGCCGACAATTAAACAACTACCCGTTCTAAATACCATAAACGAGACTTCTGTATATTGTTTGTTTTTATCAAGCTGGGACATTGTCATATTTCGATCTTCCGTATTAATTGTCCCGGGCTGATTAAGTTCATTATTTAGATTATTATAATAGTATTTACATTTTACACCAGGATAGCTACACGGATCGTATGCAGTTTCTATATGATATTTACTTTTTAATATACAGTTTAATCTTTCTCTATCAATATAGAATCCACAGTTAAAATTAGAATTTATTAATACATTTTGTTCTTTATCTGTGTTTATAAAGTCCAATGGTGTATCGACATGAGGCTGAATTGTTGTAAGGACAATATGCTTAACAGTATCTATAAAATTGTTGTCTAATATTCCAGGTATTTCCAATTTTCCTGTATTGAACACCTTGATGTGTATTTCTCGAAAAGAGTCTTGATATTTAAATCGGGCAATTAATGCAAAGCAATTATAAAACGCATTTTTAGCCTTAGATCTACAGTTCATAATGTCTTTTTTTGAAATACCAACAGTTATTTTCCGTTCATCTTTGAATTTAATCTTGCGAGAGTCAGGATTATCAATATGTTTTAATTCGTTCTCTGTGTAATATGGAATATCTTTTAACTTTTCTCTATATACACTATACTCTTCTGGAGTATTAAAATTGAGTTTGATCTGTTTTTTAATAATCCCAACATTCGGACTATGATAAGGGATAATGGGAATATGCCAAAATATGTTAGTAATATCAATCTGCTGATTTAAATACAACACCTTTGTTTTTGTGGATATATATAACTCTTCACATTTATCAATGTCTACATCACCGGTTTCGGTATTGGTTTCTTTTGTATTATCGGCATTGTCTTCGTCCCCTCCCTCTAAAAATAATTCCCATTCGTCGTTAACGTCCATTTATATGTAGAACAAACGAATAAAAAGATAGTAAATCAATTTTTTACTATCTTGAAGTATCGCGTAATATAGTTTTCATTTGTATAATAAAGTACTTCAAGTAATCAATACTACCATTTTGTGAATGAATAATTACTTCTATAAAATCACAGATATCAGATGTAATAAGTTGCAAATCTCTTAATATATAATTAAAAAAATATAAAACAATATTTTTTTTGTCGATATTGTATTGTAGGCTTAATGATTGAATATAAGCAATTGTATCGTTGGTATCTTTCGTTTTTAAAAAAGTAAATAGTGTGGCCAACTCGTTTTTGGTAATTAAACACTTATCATTTTCGGTTAAATTCGGATTCAATTGAAGAAAATTCACTATACTTCTTATATCGGAATGATACACATTCTGTATGTTATCAATCATATCATCATTTATTTGTAAATTCTCTTTCTTACATATATTTGTCACAAAAGAAGAGATTTCATTCTTTGGAAGTTGATTAAATCGAATACAAAGAAACTCGTTTCTTAACGAAGTTTCTATTTTAGATATATAATTACAAATTAGACAAAATCGCACATCTGTGGTGCAGACTGTTTGCAATAAATATTTCAAAGCTTGTTGTGCATTTTTAGTCATGTAATCAACCTCGTCTAATATAACAAATTTCAATCCATCCATAAAAAAATTCCGTGTTTTCACAAAAGAATATATTTGATTTCTAATAATATCAATACCTCTTTCATCAGATGCATTCAAATGGATAACGGATCCCTTTACATTTTTATTGTGTTTTGTTTGATATTCATTAATTAAATTGATAATAGTGGTTGTTTTTCCTGTTCCTGGAGGTCCGTAAAATAGCAAATTTGGGAAATAATTATTGTTCATTATATTTTCAAATATTTCTCTATTTTTGGAGTCGAGAACAATTTCTTCAAAATTAGTAGGTCTATATTTTTCTATCCACGGTATCGAATCTTTATTCATATATACTTTTACAAAAAAAGTATTTATGTTAGTAATTAATTACATTTTAAATTTCATTTGTTTTCTTTGTTTGTCATCCTTTTCTTTTGTTCGTTTTCCAAGAAATACAAAATAGTTCTCTGCTAATTTGTGCCGTTCGTTTACTTGTTGAGCGTGTCTGTACAGTTTATCTTTATGTTTTTTCATAGCTTCCAGACGAACCTTCATAATCATTCCTACTTGCCAGATACGTTTATGCTCATATTTGTCACTTTTATATAAGCGTTCTAATTGTTTAATCGTATGTTTGACATCTTGAACGGTTGCATACTTAATCGGTATAGTATCCTTTGGATTTTTATCAATATACACATCAAAACTCTTTTTAGGATCTTCTGGGTTATATAAAAAAGTCTTCTTTGATTTATTTTTGTGTTGTTTCTTCTTTTTTGTGTATTTCCTTTTCCTTGTTTTTTTCCCACCAGATATGTTACAGGTAGGACCAGTACACCCTGTATCCGGCACATTTATACCACAATATTCGGTGGTTTCATATATTTCACCCCTGTATAAAGATGTATGATCTGGTATACCAATGAACGAATTACACATCTCTAAATCAGTCGTTTGTAAACAATGGTTTCCACAAACAGGACAGGGCGGCGCGTGTAGTTGATCTCCAGACATCACACCGTTATTCGTTTCAGATCTAAGGTGTGTCACCATAAATTGTTCTAAACAACCTGCGTGAAATTTATCACTACAGCCTGTCTGGTATACAATATTTGACCTCCACTTTTGAAAAGGAGAGTATTCGGGCACTAAATCTTCGGGTAAATCGAATCCATCTGGATTAGAGTAATCTTTTATAAGAGGACAATCGCCTGTTAAATCGCGATTGCATATACCACACCCCCTATCTCCTGCCTCGCTTTTTAATACAAATGTTTGTTGGAAATTGCATTGTTCTGTGTCTGCAATTGCTTCTGCAACTGCTGTTGCAACTTCTGTCGCATTCGGTATTTCAGCTGCATTCGGTATTTCATCCGGGGTCATACTATTATCGACGTATGCACCAGTGGGAATGTTATTCGGAACGTCCCCTCCTTTTGTATGGTTAAGTGGTTGTTTTTTTGTTAATCTCATTTATATATAAAAATATTAATTTATAGGAAAATTGATATAAATTATATAATTTATTGAATGTATTAAAATGGAAGCATACCTTGAAATTATTGTAGGACCTATGTATTCGGGAAAAACAACCGAATTAATAGAAAAATATGAGGAATTAAAACAGAACGGACATAATGTATGTGTAATTAATTACATAGATGATAAACGCTATAGTGAAACAAAACTATCTACTCACGATGGTAAAATGATAGAATGTATTCAAATAAAAGAACTAAAACACATTGAAACAACAGAGAGTCACATTCTTGTAAATGAAGCCCAATTTTTCGAAGATTTATACGAAACCACAATAACTTGGCTAAATAAAAATAAACGGGTTTATTTATATGGATTAGATGGGGATTTTCAACGAAAAAAGTTTGGAAAAATATTAGATCTCATTCCTTTATGTGATAACGTAAAAAAGAAGAAGGCAAAATGTATGAATACAGATTGCAAGAATGAAGCGATCTTTTCACATAGAATATCGACTGATAAATCCCAAGTGGTAATTGGAAATGATATATATAAACCGCTGTGTAGATGCTGTTATGAAAAAAAGAATTCAATATGAATTGTTTATGTTTGAGTACTTTTAAAATGAACTTAAAGGAAAACAGTGTTTATTTCATAGAGTATTTTAAATGGAAAATACAGAAATAGTAAAGAAAAAGCGCGGAAGAAAAAAGAAGTCCGAGATACAACAACCACCCGAAAATGAGATGGTAGAGACGATTGTAGAACAACCTGCTGCGCCAAAAAAGAGAGGACGAAAACCGAAAGGTGGGAAATTGATTGCAAAAAATGAAGAAGCAACGGATGAAGCACCTACTGAACCAAATGTGATATTACATCTGAAGTGTAGTTTAAAAGACGTTAATGTGCAAACACTCGACAACACTCGGTTAAATGATCCAATGTTGTATAATCCCGAAATACCTCCAAGCATTGAGACTTACACAGAGGATAAGAATAATTATTATAATCTGACAAAAACAGAAGAACCAAATAATTTGGCTTATATTCATAAAGAAGGTGCTGGTTGTGATAAATGTATGCAATGTAAAGCACCTGGGGATACGAGTGATATTTCAATGAAAGATATAAATCAAAAACTGAAAAAATTAAAAATCCAGTATTATAAGAATTTGGATAGTCAATATAAACCCGCGTGTTTTTGGTGCACCTATGAATATGACAATCCGGCTTGTTATATACCAAAATACGAAATAGAAGAGGAGATGTTCGGGTATGGTTCGTTTTGTAGACCCGAGTGTGCATCCGCTTTTTTAATGAAAGAAAATATAGATGATTCAACTAAGTTTGAGAGGTATCATTTATTAAATAAGATGTACAGCAAGGTGTATAATTATGACAAAAATATTCGTCCAGCTCCCGACCCACATTATTTATTGGATAAATTTTATGGAAACCTTTCTATACAAGAGTATCGAAAGATGTTAGGTACAGAGCATATGTTAATGATTATCGAAAAACCTATGACGCGAATTTTGCCAGAATTGCACGAAGATAACGATGGATTAACAAATGTAAATAGTTCGGGTGTATCTTCCGGGAAGACAGGGATGTATCGGGTAAAGCGACAAAGTGAAAAACAAAAGGGACCAACCAATAATGAAATAATGAAAGAGAAATTTGGTTTTAGTTAAAACGATATATAGATTTATACATGTAATTATATATATAAATCGCAATGAGCGGAGTGGTTTCTGTTCACTTAATGGGGGGACTTGGAAATCAATTATTTCAAGTATTTGCCGCCCTTTCTTATGCATTAGAAAATGAGTATACGCTTATTATGCCTTATTCAGAGAAACTAACCACTGGACACGTGAGAAATACTTATTGGGATTCTTTTTTAAAAGAATTGAAAAAATATACAAATATAAGTCTACCGATTACTACACAACAGTTATTTTCGTTACCAACATTAAGAGAACAATCATTCACATATGTTCCATTTCCAAAAATGAATGAGTTGAAGACAGAGAACTTATTATTGTTTGGATATTTTCAAAGTTATAAATATTTCGAGAAAAACAAGCAACAACTATTCGAATTAATTCGCCTTGAAGAACAAAAAGAGGAAATTGAAGAAAAATACCTGAAAAACAAATCTTTATCGGTAAGTATGCATTTTAGGTTTGGAGATTATAAAAAAATACAGGATTGTCATCCATTAATGACCGTAGAATATTATAAAAAAGCATTATTAACAAGTATTCGAAATGAAAAACTGGATACATCCATTACAATTCTCTATTTTTGCGAGGAGGAAGATAATGAACTGGTAAACACTATAATACAAGAATTGAAAAATACAACCACTGGTAAAAATGTGGTTTTTGAAAAAGTGAGTGATACATTGACAGATTGGGAACAAATGTTATTAATGAGTGTGTGTAATTATAATATTATTGCGAATAGTTCGTTTAGTTGGTGGGGTGCACACTTTAATAACCATTCTAATAAGATAGTCTGTTATCCGTCCGTATGGTTTGGTCCTAAAATGTCGAAAGATGTTTCGGATCTATTTCCTGAAGAATGGATTAAAATAACTGCGTAAGACCGTGTGACTTAGAACTCAATTATAATTATATATTCATAAAAAATTGATATTATATAATTATATAAAACGAAATATATAGTAAAGTAATAGAGATGTTTTCAGAATCAGATATGCTTAAGACCCAATTGGTGTTGCAAGACCTTCCTATTGTGAAGTATCTTAAAAAAGAAAATAAAAAATTAACAAAGAGACTTGTTGAGAATGAGGAAGAGAGGCAAAAATTACAGAGGGTAATCTCTGGGTTAACCAAAATTGTTAAAAGAATGACTAAGCAATATACGAAAGACAATTATCAAGCGTGTAAAATTAAAATCGAGCCAACAGAAGATGATCTGTCTGTAGAAGAGGTGAAGATTATTGAAACTGTAAGTAATAAAGAGAATATTGTGTATGAAATTAAAGAAGAATCTGATATTACAGGACAAGGCAAGTGTTATAATTGTGATATCGATCTTGAGCATTTAAGAGATGGAACTGTTAAGAATGGAGATAGATGCAATAATTGTTATTGGGAGGAAGAAGGCGGTAAAGGATGGGATCGACATATGGTTGTTCCTGATTATCGTTCCAAGGTAGAGGAGGAACAGGAGGAAGAGGAAGCCGAAGAGGAAACCGATGAGGAAGAGGAAGCCGAAGAAGAAGAGGAAGAGGAAGCCGACGAGGAAGCCGAAGCCGACGAGGAAGCCGAAGAGGAAGAGGAAGCCGAAGAGGAAGCGGAAGAGGAAGAGGAAGCCGAAGCGGAAGAGGAAGCCGAAGAGGATGCGGAAGCTGTTGAGGAAGCTGTTGAGGAAGAGGATGAGGAAGAGGAAGAGGAAGAGGAAGAGGAAGAGGAAGAGGAAGAGGAAGAGGAAGAGGAAGAGGAAGAGGAAGAGGAAGCCGAAGCGGAAGAGGAAGAGGAAGCGGAAGCGGAAGAGGAAGCGGAAGAGGAAGAGGAAGAGGAGGTATACGAAGAAACAATTAAAGGAGTTAAATATTATATTACCGGTAAAAAGGATGGAGATAAGATTTATACGATCGACGAAGATGAAGATGTGGGCGACGAGGTTGGTGAATTTAAAAACAAGAAGCCAGTATTTAAGAAAAAATAAATAAGAATAAATAATTATAATAATTTAACATATAATTATTTTTTAATTTTCCTGGATTTATTTATTTTTAAATTAAATTTAACCTTTTTAACAGAGACCTTATTTAAATTTTTATGTTTAGTTCGCTTGTTTCCACCAGTATTAATATTAATTTTTTTGTTTTCGTCAACAATAAGTAATTTTAATATTTTTATATACAACAAATAAATATTCTTAATATACTCATTTTTTCTGGCGTGTTCATCATCGATAATAGTTTGATTTTTCAGTAAAATATCACTGTTTTGTATTTTATTAGTATAAGTATTTATTTTTGTATTAAACTCAGTAATCAAATTAATATTTTGAGTCTCGGAAGCATTCCATTTGGTAATAAGGTCGAGTAGTGACTTAGAATTATCATTGTTTGTCTTTTCAAAAGAAGAAACATCCTTTTGTTGTATATAATCAAAAACGGTATCAATATCAAGTTGTATATTTGGCATATATTTATTGATACCATCAATAAGAGGCAATAGTTCTTTGTCATTTTCTAATATAATTTTAGATTGAAAGTTTTGTTTGGCAGAATTGTCTTGTTTTTTTAAAATAGATTTGGTCGGATTTAATAACTCACCGAACGAATCATTAGGTGCTTCAGTTCGGTTAGAAGTAGATGTGGTTGAGGTAAAAATGGATGGTCCACCAGAAGCCGATTCTGAATCTTTTGAGTCAATTAAATACAGGGGGGCATTTGTTTTTACTTGCCAAAAAGACGAATTGAGATTATTTTTTTCTATGAAATCGATGGTTTTGTTAGCCAATAAGTCATTGGTAAAGGGGCAATATATATCACCAATATTATTTTGTGTGACTTCTCCTCCAATAAATTCACAACTAATATGTATTTCTTTTTTTTGCTGATTAAGTGTACCGGGAGTTATTGTAGAAATACCAATATTAAGTAAATTTTGTATGTCTTCATTAAAATTGTTTGTGTTGATAGAATGATAGATATTGTCTAATAATTCAAAGAATTTTTTAAAATTAGTGTCGTCTTCCTGATTTAAAAGGGTTTGCAATTCCGGATTTGACGAAATGCGGATAGGACGTTTATATTGTCTTAAAGTAACGCCAAAGAAATTGCGGAGTTCGTTTTTAAATTCGGAAGGATATGCGTCTGTATTTGAATTTTTCTGATTGAAAATGTCGGTAAATTTCTTTTCATCAGATGCTTTTTCTTGTATTTTCTTGGCTTTGTCTTTAATAGAATCGAGTATGTTTATAATTTTCGGAATTATATCTGTTTGAATTATAGGAGAAATACTGCTTGAACTTGACTCGCCATCACTTGTTGTTGTATTGGAAGAAGGTGTATACGAACTACTACCATTATTATCTGAAGTGTCTTCAGTGACAGGTTGTGAAGTAAGAAGATCAAATTCATCTGTTAATTGTTGTATAATATTATCCCAAGACCCGTCATTTATAGTATAGTTGGTAGTATGATCTATAATATTTTCAATATTAATGCTTGTAGAAATGGTATTAATATATTCAACTATCTGGACAGGCGGGGGGGAGCCGTTATACAAATCAACCAAACTGCCTGTAGTTTCATCTGTTGCATCATAAATAGTAGTAGCAAGTGTTCTAATTTCACTCATTAAATTAATGTTTTCCTGTTTAATTTTATTGCGGGCCAAGTTAATTCTGGGAATAATGCGAGCATATTGGATAAAAATGTCTTTATATACAGGATTATTTAATAAATCATTTAACCACGTAAGCTTTTTGAAAGTATATATTTGTCCATTAAGATTTAAATAAGAATACTTAGTAAGTTCATATAACCCAGCAGAGGAAAAAGGATCAAATAATTCAAAAATGCTTGTGAATGGGATAGATGAAGGATTATTTGTAATTAAATTGTAGGATTGATGAATATTATTAACAACCGGGAAAGTGGTAGGAAATAGTAATCGTATTGTAGTAAGGACATTTTTTTCTGAATTTTCTTTAATGCGCTGTTCAGTTGCTTCGACATTTTCATTGTCAATTTCGTTCATTTGATCATTAAATGCATCTCTAAGTTTGGTAGCAAACGTTTCTTTGTTGAAAAAGAATTCGACTCGTTCAGCATAATCTTTTAATTTAGAGGCTAAAGTAGAATAAGAATACCGAATATCATTAGTAAAATAAGGCAATGAGTTTAAAATACCTTGAGGTCTTCTTATATTTTCAGGATAATGTAATAAATTTCTTGTAAAATCAATTTTTGATAAACTTTTATTAGGAATATTTGTATTAATTCGTATTAATAGTTCATCAATTGTAATTTTTAGTTCTAATGCCATAATATAGTTTACTTATATTATGGAAATAAAATTATTGTAAATTATAGCCGGGAAAATCAAGTTTTACGCTTTTTTGTTTTTTTGCTCGTTCAATCGTCTTTTCTGCTTTTTTAACTTCCTCATCCGTAATATCTTTCTCGTCATCTTCATCTTCTGCTTTGTTTTTTTGATAATCTTTGAATTCTTCAGAAAAGATGTAAAAGTCACTTTCTTCATCGAATAAATATTCGAATAATAAAATAAAGGCAACTGTGATTCCAAGAGCAATATAAATATCTCGGGTGCCCATCCAACTAATTGCAAAAACAAGAACATAACGACTAAATGTAAATTGTAGATAAGATTGCATTGTTTTACTCATCTTGATGGTAACAAATCTGGAAGCAACATTTAATGTGATAATCATTAATCCAGCAAATACTTTACTTTTATTTAAACTTTGTACAGTGTTATGTAACGAACTAAATATAGGTTTAAAAAAGGTAACCGGAGTCTTTGTCATTTAATATAAGATTAGAAATAATTACCCAGGGTGTAATTATACAAAAGTCGTGTTTTTTGGCTCCAACTCTTTGGTTGTTTTTAATTTAGAATCCGTAATAGAAAATTTACAGTTATTGTTGCATATGTTACAAGTTTCGTTATGAAATTGAAGCGATGGGAAGATATGCCTTACCATATCGTCTGGAACATCCATTGACTTATATTTTAGTTTCATATTCTTGCAATTGTGTTGTTTGAAGTCTTCGTTGTACTTATTTGGTTTATTTAGGATAGTTGAGTGTGTATAAAGAGATTGAATATCTGTATTGGAAACCGGACAAGATTTATAATACTTTAGGATTTCTTGTTTTTCAAAAGAAGAAAAGGTGGACTTAGTATGTTCATCCCTATAATTAGCATCATCTAAATTTAACATTCCTTCAATAAATTGGTCTTGTAAAAATAGAATAATAATTAATGAAAAAAACAATCCAAAATATTTATCAATAGAAGTGTAGAATATCACACACGCGACTAATATAAATCTTCCTAAAATGGTATCGCTATGTTTCTTAATTAATTCATATTCAGCAAGAACAATATATAGGATAAAAAGAGTAAAGAATAAAGAAAAAATATTTGTTTTCATTGATTTATATTATAGAATTATTTTTTTTAAGAGTATTAATTAATTATAAACAAAATAATATCTAAAGATTTTTTAAGTTAAATAGAAATGTCATCATTATTAGCAACTGCATCAGAATGGACTACAAGTGAAAATAGAAAAAGAGTATCTTCTATACGAAAACCCAAACAAAATAATTTATTTGTTAGTGAAAATGTAGAGCATATAGAAAATCCTTCAAACGAAAAACACAAGGTTCCAACTATTGAAGAAATGGCGACGCTGGGAGAAGAAAGACAATCTCGTGTGAGCGAATTAATAAATCAAATGGACGAAACTGCTGATGATGATGGTATGGGAAATTTTCAACCAATGAGCCCCCCCGAGATAAATGTAAAAAAAGAGATGGAAAAGGTGAAAAAGTCGAAGGACTATGTGGCTCCTCAGTATAGTTATAAGGAGGGAACAAGTGCGCTTCATAATAATTCTTTGAACAAAACAGCAGAACAGTATAGTGCAGATAATCGTAAAAATACAGTGTATAGTAATTATAGTCAAAGTTATGAAGCGCCCAAAGTAGTAGAACCCTATTATGCAAAGATGGGCATTACTGGTTCAACGAATGATAAATTACTTGAAAAAATGAATTATTTGATTCATATGATGGAAGAACAACAGAATGAAAAAACCAATCATATTACAGAAGAATTTATATTATATAGTTTTTTCGGTGTATTCATTATTTTTGTGATTGACTCTTTTAATCGCACTCAAAAATATATTCGCTAATAAATAACAATATTGTATTGTTATTTGTTCACCATTACAAAGTTCTTTCTAAAAAATATAAGTATTGGTTTTGGTCATTGTTCATATTCGACATATTTACCTTGGCGTGAATAATAAATCCATTTGTTTGCGCACAAGTTAAAATTTGGTCGATCGATTCCATAGTTAAATGAGTTTCGTTTTGGCGTATATGTTTTGTAGAACTTTCTGTAAAGGTTTCTATAACCTCTACATTTTTATTCGTCTTATTTTTTGGTATTTTAACATTTGCCGTGTATTTAAAATCTTTGAATATGGTATTATTTTCTACAATTCGATGGGTGTTAGTTTCCGATACTTCTTCGTGTGTATCGTGAGGGATCATTTTTGTAAACTTTTCTTTATCGACGAGATGTAATACTAAATATCCATTTGGCTTTAACCAAAAATAGCAATTCCTAAAAAAAGTGGATTTATCACCAAACTGATAAATAGTAAAGTAATTGCACATTATGTGTGTGAAAGTAGATTTATCAAATGCCATACTATCCAATGCCGTTCCCTTTTCAATATGACTATTGGGATATAAATTATTAGAATATGAAATCATTAAATGAGAGTTTTCTAATCCATAAGCAGTATAACCCGCCTGATTTAGCTCGTGAACCGCATACCCAGTTCCAGAACCAATGTCCAGAAAAACACTATTATTGGACGGTTGCGTAATTTTCAACACTTGAAATAATTCATTAGAACATCTTTTTTTTACATTATGTAAACTATCGTATAACTCGATAAACGTATCGTCATAAATCTGGTCGTTTACTTTTAGTTCAAATGGTTCTTTTTGATTAAAACTTTCTATATCAGCGGGCATAAGTTTTCTATATAGATACAAGTAAATAAACAAAACTGCTAAAACAAAGCAAAGATTAAAAAAAATAGATTGTTTAAAAGATATATATTTAAGTGGATTATTTGTACCTAATAACATATAGCGTATATAATTAAAATGGAAATAATTATGAAAAAATATATTAATAATATAATGGTTCGAACAATATATTATGATAGAAAGCACGGTGGTTGCATAAGAATATTAAATAGAATAAATGAAACAAAGTCTATTATAAAGGGAGTCTATGGAATTGATGAATCGCCCAAAGGTTATTGGTTTGCGGAAGTCACTCATTTAGATAAAGATACAGTTATTGATGATAACATATACAATATGACTGTTGATTTTAAATTCAAAAAAAATGTGCAACATAAAGAGAAATTATATGCATATATGCAAAACTATAGAATCTATTGGGAAGACGGAAATGTATGGTTACAAATGTCTGCGTAATACACATTTGAAGATTAAGAATCGCGTAACTGGGTGCGAGTATGATTAAATAACAGTTCTTGCCCAATATTGGGATGAAAATTGTTTTGTTCTGTTTGGTAGGTAAATCTTCTGAATAAGTTGGGATGAGGCTGCGCTTCTTGCATATTGGAAACGGGGACTTGGGCTTTATATAGATCGCTTTCTGAAGAAGGAATATAGACACCTTGGTGAGCACCGTGTTGTAACGGAGCAGTTTGGTTTCTCAATATTGTTTCTAAATTAACATTGTCTCTATAGCCAGAACCTGGAGCATTTTGTGTTCCGGGATAAAAATTTGATTCTGATGTAAATGAAGGATAATTCAATGAAGGTTCGTGATTAGGTCTTCGTCCTTGAAGAGCTGGAAAATGACTGTATTTGGTAGATACTGGTCTGGGATCATAATTGGGTTGTAATGATACATCAGGATAATCTCTGGCTACCATTCTACTATTTATGTCATCGTGTGAATTATGAACTTTTGTATATAATACAGTCGGTGTGTTTATAATAGGATTTTTTTCGTGTATATTCATTTTATCTAAATTATATAGTATAACAACATAAAAGAAATTCTACTTTTACATATAAATGATCAATATCACCTTTTCAACTTGCTGGTATAATTTTAAAGCAAAATTTCCAAGTGAAACATATTTACAATGGATAGATAATATGTTAAGTAATGTAAACAATTATTATTTGGTTGTTTATACAGATGCACAAGGATATACTATGTTAAAACAATATGAAACAGATAAAATTAAAATGATTATTAAAGATCCCGAACAATTTTATAATTATAAATATAAAACTCACTGGATTAAAAATCATCAAAACAACCCATTATTAAATACCAAAGTAGACTGGAAAGTAAATATGTTATGGTCTGAAAAAGTCCATTTTGTAAATGAAACGGTTCAACGACAATATTTTAATACAGAATTTTATGGATGGTGTGATATCGGGTATTTTCGAAATAGACAAATAGATTTAACGAAAGAACAATTAAAACAATGGCCAACCCCAGATAAAATAAATCAACTAAATAAGGATAACGTGTATTATGCATTGGTAAATCAAGATGTGGCGTTTATTAATCAATTATACTTGTTTATTCAACATAAAAATAAGAATGGACTTCCGACACAACAAATTCCTGCTAATCAAATAAGTGTTGCAGGTGGGTTTTTTGTTTTACATAAAGATAAAATACAATGGTGGAAAGAGACGTTTGACAACAAACTGCACACTTATTTTATGAATAACTATTTGGTAAAAGATGATCAGATTATTGTTATAGACTGTATTTTTTCCGATATAAATAATTTTGCGCTGCAGAAAGAAAGTCACCCCGTTTATGATAATTGGTTTCTATTTCAACGGGCATTATTATAATATTATGCAATTAACGATTTAAAAATACGGAAGTCTATTATGTATAGTAAATTCATGCCGATTAGTTTCGATCTAAAAAAGGAGAAAGAGGCACATAATTGTGTTAATTACTTTGAAACTGGTTTATGGGATGCTCGTGCATTAGTATCCAGCAAACAGGCACTTAGTGCAGGATTTGAAAAAGTATTTTGTATTGAACTGAGAGAGAAATGGATTACTATTGGAAATGATGTGTTTAAAGAAGAAATCGAAAATAATAAATATCATTTATACCATGACGATAGTGTACATATGACGAAGTACTTGGAAAACAATCCTGATTTTGATAAAAAGACGATGTTTTTCTTAGATGCTCACGTTGACAACCAAAATATTGAGAATTATACTAAGATTTGTCCAGTTATTGATGAATTATTGGCAATCAAATCGTTAACAAGAAAGGATCACGTTATTATGGTAGACGATTTACGATTATTAAAGCAGCCGTATCCTTGGGGGGAAACCGGATACGGGGCACTTAATTTTATGGAGGCAATTATGCAGATAATCAAAGAAATTAATCCAGAATACCAATTCAAAACATTACCTGGACATATTGAAGACGACGTGTTGTGTGCATATATACAGTTGAATAATTAAAAAATGGCACGGTTAAACGCCAGAAAATACAAAATTGAAAAGTAAAAATTTTCAATTAATCGTATAGTGTTAAAATAGTTGCTGTTGAATAATGCATGTTTAAACAATGGTTTAATGAATTATCCTTGATTATTTTTTCACATTCATTACTAAATCTATTGTAATTGTTCCTATTCTCCCAAGGTTTCGTGCCATCATCAAACAAATGTGCTTGACCCACCATCGTATAATCAATAGATTTACTATTTAATCCAATATATTCATAATCACGATTAACCATATAATAATTATTATTAATATCCCACCGAATTACATAAGGTATATATTTTCGTAAGAATGTTGTGTAATCATAATATTTTGAATTTATTTTATACAATGTTATAATATTATAATCGTTTATTCCTACATCTATAATAAAATGATCATAATCGTTAAGCTTTTTCATTTTTTTAAAGATATCATACGTTTCGTCTTCTTTTGCCACAGTAGAATATAAACAAGTATTAACAATAGCATTACAGTGAAATAATTGCCTACATTTTTCACTCATTTCACAATAAATTTTAATATTTGTTAGATGGATTTGGAAATCATCGTAATTTTCAATATTTATATTAAATTTAGTTTTATTGATTTTACTTATAAAATCGGTTGAATTTATATCATATGTTTTATCAACACATACTAATTTTTTATTAAGTAAGTGATTAAAATATTGTAATTGGTCAGCAACATTTTTATTTATTTCATATTGATTAATAATATAGTCGGCAAACCTTATTTCACATTCATTTTCATAATAATAATGTAGAGAATCCATTAATTCAGGATTTATATAATATACAACATATTCATTATCAATTATGCTAATTTTTATATATTTTTTATTTCCCCCAAAACTTTCGTCATTTTTATAATCAGGAAATATTTTACATATTTTTTCACATAATAACCTATATTTTATTTTATTTTCTTGCTCATCATCATTGTCATCATCATTGTCATCATCATTGTCATCATTATTGTCATCATTTACAATTTCTTCGTGAATATTTAATTCATCTTTTATAGTTAAATAAATCATATCAATCATGACTTTATATTCACCTTCAAAATATTCGGTACCAATATCTTTTCTTTGTTTGAAAGTTTTTTTAAATTTTTTAAGAACACGTTTTTCCACAATTGTACAATCATTGCAACACATATGAAGCAGCAGAACCGAACCTTTTGGGTATGTGTTAAACCTTGCATAGTTGTGTTGTTTAGTCATTCCAACTTTATAAACAGGCTCGTTTGAATTTTTAAACTCTCTTTCTCTTATCAAATAAATATAATTTGGCATCATTTCGCTCATTTATCTTGTTAATATTGTTACATAGATTTTATGTTATTATCAATTTTTTATTATTTTATATGATTAACAATTTCAAACGCATTTTTGGTAATGAAAAAGATGTAGTGTTTGTGTTGGAGATTACGAACAAAGAACAATTCAACTGGTTTAGACGAACCAGTTGAATCAAAGAAATTAATCCAGAATACCAATTCAAAACATTACCTGGACATATCGAAGACGCGTGTTGTGTGCATATATACAAGAATAGACATATAGTAATAAAATTAATATAAATGGAATATGTTATATTAATTAATGATTAGTATATTAATCCCAATTTATAATGGAATCCACTTTATTAATGAGGCGGTTACCTCGATTATTGAACAGACATATGAAGACTGGGAACTAATTATAGGTGTAAATGGACACGAAAAAGATTCTTTGGTATTTGCAATGGCAAATGATTATACAGAGTTAGATAGTCGTATTTCTGTATATGATTTACATACGATTACTGGGAAATCAAATGCGTTGAATGAAATGGTTCATCGTTGTAAGTATGATTATATTGCCATTTTGGATGTAGATGATATTTGGTATCCCGAAAAACTGGAAAGACAAGCGACATATATAAATAACTATGATATTATTGGAACACAATGTGTATATTTTGGAGAAGTAGAAAATATTCAACCAGAAATTCCCACAAATGATATTTCAACGTTTGATTTTACCAAAGTGAATCCAATCATAAATAGTAGTGTTGTTATTAGAAAAAATTTATGTAATTGGATTTCGGAATATGATGGAGTAGAAGATTATGATATGTGGTTGCGGTTAAGAAAACAGGGTAAGACTTTTTATAATATAGAAGAGGTTCTCGTAAAACACCGAATTCACGGACAATCCGCATTTAATAGCCAAAACCAAGAGGCTAAACTGGTGCAAATTCTAAATAATTATAATTTTGAAGAGTAATGTAAAAATTGATTTTAATCATTATATTATAATCAATACACAATATGAGCAAATTTATTAATTTTGATAAATACCGACACCAACCTACCGATGATAATACGAATGATGTAAATGATATAAGTATATTGTCAGATGAACAAACACTTGCATATAATAAATTTAAACAAGGGGAAAATATATTTTTAACTGGACCAGGAGGAACTGGAAAAACTAAATTGGTTCAATATTTTTCAAATTATGCAAAAAGCATAAATAAAAAATGTCAAATTTGCGCAATGACCGGATGTGCTGCTATTTTACTAAATTGCAATGCACGAACATTGCATTCGTGGAGTGGTATAAAACTTGCAAAAGGAACACCTCAATCAGTTATAGATAGGGTTGTATCGAATAAATCGGCAATGCGTGGTTGGAAACGAGCAAAGGTATTGATTTTAGATGAGGTAAGTATGTTATCCAAAAAAGTGTTTGAAATTATTGAACGACTGGCGCGCATTATTCGAAATATTGAACTTCCGTTTGGAGGAATGCAAATAGTATTTTGTGGCGATTTTTGTCAACTTCCTCCTGTTGGAACTCACGGAGAAGAAGATACTTACAAGTTTTGTTTCCAATCACCTACTTGGAAAACTGTATTTCCAATGCAAAATCATATTGCATTAAAGAAGATTTTCAGACAAAACGACCCGCTATATATTAGTATTTTGCAAAATATTAGAAAAGGTATACTTACCGCACAAGATTGTAGTGTTTTGAAAGAACAGGTTAACAAAGTATATGATTCAGAGAAACATAACCAGTGCGTGCCTACCAAATTGTTTCCTTTACGAGTGAAAGCAGATCATGTAAATAGAATGATGTACGCGAGATTAACGGGAGAAGACAATGTATTTGAATTAAAAAGAAAACAGGACAATGTGCTTCTTGATAATGGAAAACCTATACCACTTAACGTTCTGGAAAAATGTAAAAAATTAAGAGGCGCGGACATTGAATATGAAATGACACAATTAGCCAATAATTGTCCGTGTGTGCAAGTATTGCATTTAAAAGTCGGCGCAGCAGTAATGTGTAATGTAAATATTGATATCGAAAAAGGTATATGTAATGGGTCTCAAGGTGTTGTGGAAAATATTATAAAAACAACGGAAATTCCAACGGTTATTGTCAAATTTGCCAATGGTATGACGAAAGACTTCACTCTGTACTATTGGCAATCGGAAGAATATCCGACAATTTCTATTGGGCAATATCCGTTATGTTTGTGCTGGGCGTTAACCATTCATAAAATACAGGGTGCCAGTTTAGACTTGGCTGAAATTGATGTGGGGGCTTCTGTATTTGAATATGGACAAACTTATGTGGCACTGTCGAGAGTAAGAAGTTTGGAAGGTTTGTACTTATCTGCATTTGAACCGGAAAAAATTCAGACAAATCCTATTGTTATCGAATTCTATAAGGAAATTGAAGATATTACATTGGAGAGAACCCCTGAAAAAGAAAAAGAAAAAGAAAAAGAAGAACTAAATGATATTACACCCTTGAAGATTTAAAACGCCGTTTTTGAAACAATTATAATAAAAATTATATAAATATTTTTTATTATATATAGTATCGTAATGGATAAAGATGAAAAAATAAAGAAATTAGAAGAAGAATTACAATTCACTCAACAAGAACTTCAATCAACCAAAGAGCATCTCAAAAAATACACAGCACCATCAAG